GGCAAGGGCTAGCTCCAGCCGTCGTGGGGCACAAACCAGGGCACATCAGGCTCATCAAACACTTGAGAATCCCACCCTCACACAACGCTCCGTAAGTGCCGTCTGCCTTCTTCGTCGTTGGGCACAAAGCCATAATGGTCTTGATCAGTTCTTGCACTTGGGGAATCAGAGCCTTGAATTCCTTGCAGCTATCAAGCAGCCCCTTGAGTGGGCGAATGCGCTGCATGGCAGCCACATCTTCCATGGCTTGCTGAGGAGTACGGTCTTTGTTATCCTCAAAGTACATCTCCAACATCTTCTCAACAGTTCCACAGGCTTCCGTGGCGTTCGGTGCCGCGAGAACGCCAGCCTTGCCCATCAACACCACAGTCTGCTTAACTTGACTCGTCATACCATCGCTCCTAACAGAAGGTTATCGAACACGAATAGAAGGTTGGTACAGCCCAGCCTTTACAAACCTACTCACATCCCTAGGGCGTAACCGGCCTGGTTCCCAATCAATATCGGGCATCCGCCTTTTCGACCAGGCCATGACCCCCTCACCTACCACTTCAGCGCAATAGTTTGTATTGCGGTCATGCAGCTTGCTTCTAAAGCAAGGAAACATATTCATAAAGCGGGTGCCCGCTAGTGCTGCCCCAGACCAGTCATACTTAGTGCCGACTAGCTTCAGCACAGCATCAGTTAACCAGCTTCTTTCTTCAGCGTCCAGCGGGTCTTTAGGAAGATAAGCCCACACCCTTCCTTCATAGTCCAAAAAGCTGCTCATTGGCCGAACTTGAGCCCCAGAAATGGGTTGCTCAGCAAACAAGCAGGGGTTTACGCAATCTGTAGATTCGACAATGTATAGTCCTTCAATCCAACTCACAGCCGAGGTGGGATCTAGGTGATGTTCTACTCGCCAACGAATGTAATCACCTTTGGTTATCCAAGCCAGTATAGATACATGAGACAGTGGAGAGAGCGTAATGGCCTTAATGATCCTTGATAACCTAGCCTTGCCGGAATACCCTAGGATCGTCCCTGTCAGATCAATCAATTCCTTCGCTCCTGTTAGATTGATCAATTCCATAACAGTTACCTAATTCAGGTATCTAGGGTCGGTAACTTGTCGCTACGCCTGGCTAGAAAGTATTGACGGGCGTGGCTTCTATTCTTCAAGTCTGGGGTGTTGGCAAAAGACACAACTTCCATTAGATCGGTTGAAGTGCCATCCACGAAACTAGTCAAGGCCCCTAACCACATGATGCTATGCACGGCGATGTCTTGGTTGGCCCAAACCGTAACATCAATACCTATAGGATTGCCGTTCTCGTTGATGATTTCCTTGTTGGTCTCTTCCCAACGCACCATAATTTCGACGGCAGCGACACGATTATGCTCACCGTCGTTGTTGTAGCCACTGGCAGCCCACAACACGGCTTTCTGAAATCGTCCTGAACGATCTAGAGACATACTTAGTCCCTATCCTCATAGTCGGTTTGCTCGCTGGGTGGTAAACCCATCCAGAACAAATCAACTTCTGTTTTTGCTTTGCCCAGGTTGGCTAAGTAGCCCGTCACGTCTAGAATCTTGGCTGTCTGTCCCCAACGTGTGCTATCTAGGCCCATGCCGAACTGGCCTTGATAGCTAGCACTAGCACCACCACGACTCTCGGAAGCATACTGCTGGTCGCGGTGGGCATAGAGATGGGCTGCGAGAAACTTCTCTATCTGGGCCAGTAGAGCATCCGTCAGCAGCCCATCATCGTCCTCAGACTCAATCTTGTCTGTAAGAGCGTTCGCAGCATCAATGAATGGAGCTACGACAATCTCTACACCAGCATAGTCATTGCCGGTTTCGATGATTGCCTTAACTTCCTCTTCAGTAACCCGCCAGCCCATAATGCACTCCTACAGAACTGAGGCGACAGAAGGCAATCTAACTAGCTGCTTACCGTATGGCGGGATTCTCGAATGCGCCCCAGAATCTGATCCTTGGTTTTTGCCGAACCCAAGTCAATCTCTTCCTCTTCAGCAAGCTTACGCAATTCGGCAGCATTCTTGCCATCCAACCCGTCTGACTTGGCCTTAACAGCCGGGTCTTCAGGCATACCATAGAATCCTTCGTGTGCTGCTTGAGCAACAGCTTCTGGATCACTACTGGACTTGGGAGATTCATAAAGACGCTGGAACTTGTTTGCCCCAGGGTGATTCATCTTGCACAAGTCAGTCGTTGTCTCGATGATGTTGCCATCTTGCTTACCATCAGCACAATAGATTTTGGGTTTAATCCGCCTACCATCTGCGCCCAGGTGATAGCCTTCACTATGTTTGCCAACTAGAATACGAAACTTCATTGCATCGCTCCTAACTGAGTGCCCAAGAAGTAACAGAATAAACGGTTAGCCCAGTACAGATTGGATTGCTTAATTGAATCGTTGGGGTAATCCCTACTGCCAGTCGGCCACCGTCATAACCGAACTGGCAGTAGGGTCACCAAACCCCACACCGTCGCACCGTCAAGCAGTCGATCCGTGGCAGATACCACAATTGCCGCTATAGGTAGAACGAATTTGCGGCACCATGATGCACATCACCTTGAAGTTGATACGCAAGCCACCCATGGACTCCCACTGCATCGTGGTGATGTCCATGCCCAACACGGCACGCGCCACGTCACTGGTCATTTGGATCATGACCATGCTGAACGTGTCCGTGAAGAAGTCGAGGGTTTTCACAGCCGTAATCCCCTTGATAGCTTCCAAACGCTGACGCAGGGTCTGCGTAGGAGCAACCATGCCACTCGTGGCCTTGGCATAGTAGTCACCATCCAGGTACTGATCCCAGTCACTGCTGACATACAGCACGTAGGGGCCAGTGAAGTTGTCACCATACAACAGTTGTCGCATGGTCAACACTTCATTCAACGTCGTTTCCGGCGTCCAACCCGCAGCCGTCGGGGCAGTCAGGTCCGTCTTGGTGTTACGGCTAGGGAAATTCGTGTAGCCATACACCTGGGACGTGCGCGCGTAGTCCGTCGAATCGCCGTAGGTCAAGCCGGTTTCCGTGCCAATGACCGTCTTCTCCACCGTCTCTGCCACTCGACGGCCAGCAGATTCGGCCTTCGTGAGATCGAGGGGAGAACCACTGGTACGGCTGACTTCCAACTCACGCAGGCTGACGTAGAAGTCACTGTGGGTAATGCACAAGGGCAACCCATTGCGTGCATACAGAGGCGTATCGTTACGTCCCTCGGTCAAGGCGTCCATGTCAACCATGGCTTCGCCTGGATCGCTCATAGCATCCGTCTCAAGGATCGTCTTGCTCATGCCGTTGAAACCACCGTAGGTATTCGCGGCAGCCAGGTCAGCCCAAGCCGACAATCGCTTGCGAGACTCCTTAGTCACAACCTGGTCGATCATCTTCCACTGATCTTTCACCAGGGTGGTAGCGTTGAACACGGGGCTATCAATACCTCGTGATCGCAGATTGGCAATCAGATGGTTCTCGTAGATAGGAACCATCATCTTCAACTTGTCGTCGTAACGCATACGCCCAGTATTCACCGTGGCGCAAGGGCGACCCTTGCTATCACGGTAAGGGCGTCGCATACCTGGATCAAAGCGACTTCCGGCCAACTGCTCACCGACAGGGCCAAAGCCTTGCCCATTCAATACGTAGTCTACAAACATGCTTACTCTCCTATTCTGGTTGTCGGCGATTGTTGCCGAGTCTAGTCACCTTCGCCTATGTAGATTAATAGCCAGTGTGGCGGACCCAAGTGAGAGTGCCGGCAGCCACAACGTCCGAAGTGGTTTCCATAACCACAAAAGGCTCACTCTCAGGGCTGCCTGTGGTAGCCACGCAAGTTCCATCGCCATCGTTGACAATCAGCAAGCCACCAATAGCCTGACTGTCACCCGTGCTAGTACCAGCAGCCGACACCAACACGTTCAACTCATCACCAGCCAACGGGCAATACAAGAAGCAACGATCTCCATCGGCATAAGCGGCCGTAGCCGCCTTGCCTTGCAGTTTGTCCTCACAGAGGACATACAGTGGGCCTTGCGGACGGTTACCATCAGCGTCACGGTTGTACGCCTCGTAGGTAAACCGGCCTCCTACAGGTTCCGTAGCAGCCTTGATTTGCATGATCGTGCCAGGGTACGGCGTACCACTCACAATCCCCTCGCAGAACTTACCACGAGGATTGGCCTCCACAACAATACAATTACCCTTCGCCATATTACAATCTCCTGTATCTGAGTTTCATTTCAGGCCAGTTGCATTTGAATAGAAGCCTCTGGCTTAGCTAGCTGCTTTCTGATCACCCCAGTTCATCGTAGGGAGTTCAAGAATGTCGTTAGGATCAACGTCATCAGTCCGCGACTGATTGAACGCAGGAGCAGCACCCAAGTAGTTGGCTACCGAGGTGGCGTGCAGTACATCCTGGCTTGGCGGCAACAGTGCCAAGTCAGCACGCAAGTCAGAAACGTCTCTGCTTTGCAATCGCTCCATCTGTGCCTTGCGCACCGCCTCATCACTGATGTTAGACACCAGGCGGTTGATAATCGCTGTCTTCTCTTGGGCTTCGATAGCCTGAGCATTTGCCACTACACGACGGACAGGCAACGGCGCTTGCTCCATCCACTCCTGGTCAGTCAGCTTGCGTGCCTGATTGGCTGACAACTGCTGAACCTGCGCCTTAGCCGCAACAGCTTCCTCTTCAGCTACTTTCAGCTTTTGATTGGTCGTGGCCGTCTTCTTGCGGCACTCTTCCATCGTCATGAGGGTTTCATCCTTCATGGCATTCAACGTCTCACGATCCTTCTCAGTCCAACCACATTCGTTGCAGTTGCCGATCAGGTCGTCCACAATTCGCTTCTTGTCACTCGCGTTCAGAGCCATACTTGGTTCTCCTTGTTGGCTATTAGTTACAGACGACTCATCGGCAACATCCGACTCTTCGTCACCTGAATCACTACCCTCGTCTTCGTCATAGTCATCGTCTTCACTGCCATCTTCATCAGCGTCATCGCCAATGTCATCCGCCTCATCAGACTCGTCCAACGCCTCTTCTTCATCGTTGTCACCGACTACACCACCCTCTTCTAATTCCTCTTGGTCTGCTCGCCCACCACCACCATCATTGCCCACTGCTTCAGCTACATACTCCACTACCTTGTTGACTGGAGTAGCCTCACCAGTCAATGCTGCATCGCCCTTTTCATCCACCTCATACTCTTGTCGATACAAACTGTCGCCATCACGGTAGATGAAGTAGCCATCAAACACATCCACAATAAGCGGTTGGTTGATGAGATTACCCTGACCGTCGTACTTGTTGGGGTTCTCTTCACTAAACACTTCTTCAACTTCATGAATGCGTTCAGTCAACGACTGATCAGCGTTAGCCACTTCCTCTTCAATAGATTGATCTCCATTCACCGTTTCGGTAGCAGCTACGGGAGACTTCTTTTTCTTACAGACGTTAGAAACTGAAGATTGATTATGAACAGCAATTACGGCGCTGCTATCAAACTTTGTTGGTCGTTTTGTGCCTTCTTCAAATCCACCAAACTTTGTTCCGCCTTTAGACAACCTAGTAACTCCGGTAATTACTCGGGTTTGAGTCAATACTGATTTAGCCGTAGCTACAGCTTTTGCTTTGTCTTTAGTTGACAATGATCTGATGTCTGATGCGCCCGCAGACTTGATGCGATTGGTTTGAGCGGCATCAAGTTCTTTATCAAGACCGCCTAACTTAGTTTTGTCGTAAGGGGACTTACCTGTAATTATTGACTCTCTATCCTTTTGGATGCTGTCAACACTTCTTCCACCAGTCGATCCGCCACCCCCAACAGTGCAAGGCTTGAACTGATTACAACCCTCAGGATTGGCGTTAACGACTTGCTTACGATGCAAAGCAGTCTTCAGTTTGGCCACGATTGCCTCCTGATTATTCGTTGACTTCGAGGCAATGATGCCCCCCGTATTCTTAGTTGTGGTTGGGAGTTGCAATTGGTGGTGTTTCTCTGACATCTTCTCAAGTTTATTTCTATCTCCGGAAGATCCCAGTCTTTTTGTAAACCCGGCATTTGGGGTGTATTCTAGGGACAGTTTTCCATACCCCGCTGCATCACTAATCAAATTGTATTTTCCGTGGCTTTCGACTCTGGTATAGGTAACTCTACCCCCACCAGCACTAACGCCTTCAGACCAGGAAGACCCACCACATTTTTTGTACTGATTGCAACCTTCTGGGTTAGCATTAGCTGCAACTTTGGACATAATCTTCCCACCCATGTTCTGATAGATGTGGGCCACAACGGCCCAATACATATCGCCGGAGTATTTGCCCTTGTCAGCAGCGGACTTGGCTTTAGCCCACTTGGCTTCATCAATTGCCCAGTTTGGTGGATTCTCGCCCAACTCCGTCTTCTGTTGTAGAGCATCAGCACCCAACTCCCTATCAACATCAGTCAAGTGCATTGCGCCTAACTGTGCATGTTCATGGTGTTCACCCCTACCGGTACCTGCTCCAAGCGGCTTGAAATGACCAGTATTCTTCGAGTGAGGTTGCCCAGCTATGTTTGCCAACAACAGAGAAGTCAACTGGCTACGTAGGGTAGACATATCGCCCTCAGGATTGGCGTTGAGCAGAAGAGATTGGAGTTGCTCATTTAGTGACTTGGTAGAATGGTTGGCCAATACCCCACATCCATCACGTAAGCTACAAGCGCCAACCTGGTCTGGAAGAATAGCCAAGTGGTCTGCTTGATAATTACGGGCGATGTGAGTGTAGGCGATTCCGTTGTAGTTGGAACCAACGGGAGACTTATCGTTCCTGGTGAAGAGGCCAGTGCTCAACTCGATAGGGCGATTGGCTCTAAGATTACGAGTGATGTTAGGCGCAACCTTGTCGGTTTTCTTTACATCAAACCAGCCATAACCTCGCAGCACTCCATCCTTGTCCGTGTAAGGATGTTTGACAAGACCGATGCCTGTACTGCGCAGTACCCCATCACTGCTAGCACTGATGTGGTTGCCATTGTTGTCGATGGGATGGTTAACCACCATGGGAATACCATCCCACTGTGATTCACTGTTACGAATTTCTTCAGGCGTGTAGAGTAACGGCCCCTTGGAACCGTTTAACACCTGAGGGCGAAGCATGACAAGCGGAGCGACTAAGAACTCTCGTCCTTCTCGCTTGATGCTGCGAACCCTGGAAGATAGGTTGGCCAATACCTGTTCCATGAGCGGGAATATACCCAACCCATTGGGAACTGGTAAATAGCCTCCGCTTCAAAACCTACCCTATAGCTAGGCCATAGCCTAGGGTAGCCTTAGATATGGCTTACAGAGGGTCTAGCATGGCCCCAGAACGTCGTGGGCGCAATAAATAACCCCTAGTGCCCACCCATTACAGGCAAGCACTAGGGGCCTTCCCCAAGCAACCCACAACACAACAGACCGCAGCCTTACACCCCTACATTATACCCGCTTTGCAAAGCATCTCGCGAAAGATTGGGTAAACAAGAGCCGCACCTAATGGGTCTCCCACCCAAGCCTCAGCGAATTGCAAGCACCACCTAGCCTGAGAATAGTCAGCCCCGGTATTGTCTAAGGAGTTCAAATTCCACGTATTGACTTTGAACTCAGTTGCTAAAGATTCAATTTCTTCTTTGGTCATTATCTACGCCCATCATTAGCTGAGTGGAGTAGTCGCACATGACGGTAACTGACTCTGCGGTTAAGCAGTTCACACACAATCTCATGACCCAACGGCCGTATCTTCTTACGCAGTGCAGTTAAGTGGTCATTGACGTGGTGACGGTTGATACAATCTGGATTTGAGTCTGGCAGTACCTTAATCAAGTCTTCACGCAAGTGAGGTAATCCATCATTCAGTAGCTTCAGTATAGCTATCTGAGAGGCTGAGAATAATTGCTTGGGTTTCTTTTGTGGTGGTTGAACTACATCAACCGTTGGTTGTTGGTTATTGACTGGCGGTGTGGGCACTTCTTCTGCCATGCTTGGAAGACTCCTAGACTGAGATTGTTAGTTGCGGGGGTTTAGGTCCCATCAGTCATTCTACCCTTCTTCCACTCATTATATCTTGCCATGTCCAACGCTAACCGTTCTAGCTTTCCAGGACAGTGGCCACAGTAACTCAATGGATGGAATCTGTACCAACCACATAAAGGACAGACATATACTATATGACGCCCATCAGGAAAGCATTTGCTCCATCTATCAGGGTCATTGGAACCAATCTGGCTAATCCAAGGGGCAGGTATTGTTATCGGGAAATTGTCCATTGCCTATTTCTCAATCTCTGATCTCAATCGGCCGCATTACTTCGTGAAGCGAACGAGCAACCTCTGCACATTGATCTCTAACATTACACAGATCTCCAACCGCAATGGCTGGATCTTTTTCTGTCTTGAGGGTAGCTCTAGCTCTCATCAGGTAAAATAGCCCATTAGCCAAACGGTTAAGAGCATCCTCGCATTTGATTTGGCAGTTTCTGTTTTGATCATAGATAACCTGATTTGCCTGTTTGGCTGCTTTCTCGGATGTCTTGCTTAGTTTCATAAATCCTCTAGACTACTGAGAAACAGGAAGGGATTGCTTGTGGAATAGAACGTACACATCATGAGGGCTATCGCCCTTCTTGGTATCGATATTGCTGCCCCTCCACACGATTCCGTCTTTACCTGCCTGCTCCAGAAAGCTGCGAAACTCTTGTATGTACTTCTTGTCCATCAGTAACGATCTAGCAGCTTTGTTTGAAGCCTTCACTGCACTGATGTCTGGAAACTTCTGGGATATTTCTGAGTGTAGCCTCTCTTCCCTAACTGCTTTTTCGTAGTCCTTCTCATATTTCTCGTCTGGCATTCGTTTTTCTAATGCCTTGGCCTCCTGAAGCTTACCAACCTTGCGAGCAATTAGGTAGTTTCCTCCAAGCACCCTAAGAAAGTCAGACTGGTCTGGTTGAGTAAACTCCACTAAATTCAGATTCTTCGGAATCGCAACCTTAGAAACATTCGGCCCATAAAGAGACAAAGCCTTATTGGAATCTCCAGTAAACCACGTACCTATAGAGTTGTAGTCTTTAACTTCTCTTGGGATAAACTCCTTAATCCCAGATGAATGGGATCCATGGTAAGCCACTGTTTCCCCACCTCCACCAGTGGCACACTTGTTGCCAGGTTGAAATCCCCCAGCGCCAATACCACAGTTTGGTCCAGCGTTGAGGGACAAGCCCAACAGAGTCAAGGCTAACTGTTGTTGGAGCAGTTGAGATTCTGTAAGTGATAAGTCTAAGTATGGGGCGGTTGCGTTACCAACTATGGTAGGTAGGCCAATAGGCAACCCATCTTCATCAACTGCATCAGACAGCAGATTCATAGGCGGATTAGCCAGAGCACAGTCATACACCCTATCCATTTTTCTTTACCTTAGAAAAGATATGTTTGTCCAAGAAAGATAGGACGGCTGGGTCACTTCCACCCGCATCTGCGTATTTGAACGCTTCAGCTAGACACTCCCCCATACTATTATGTGCGTAAGTGGACTTGATTTTGGTAGCTACTGCTCTGGCTTCAGCATCAACTGGATTACCTGATGTTTTCTCAGTCCATCCGGCTCTATAGGACATGACATGCCCAAATTCATGGGTAACCACATCATCTGGACCACCCCTGCCTGTTCTTAGCGATACCCGCTCAGTAGAAGCATAAGAATCAAATTTCTTCGGATCTAAACCAAACCAGCCAGAACTCCCTCCCCTAGGCCCATCGACTTTTAGACTAATTGAATAGCCTGTCTTATCATCGTGATAGAATCTCGCCTGTTGTGTTTTAGCAATAGTCATATCTAGTATGTGTTCTCCCTCAGCATGAAGGGATTCTGCCTTGCTAACTCCTACACTCAATAGTTTTCCTCTAGAAGCACTTCCTACAGCATGACCACCAATCATTTGTCTAATTAGCAACCCACCTTCAGGAGAACCATACTTTTCTACCAACCTATCTAAAGCCAACAACACTGCTTCCTGAGACTTTTGGTTCATGTCTCTACACTTCCAGTCTACGATGTAAGGCCTTGGTGTATTTCTTGGAATAGGTTCCAAATAAACAAACCCCTCTCTCTTTTTCAACTGGGATTTGCTTGGACTACACGTCGGATCGATCCCGCCCCCTTCTCCTGTCGGACAGAAAGTATTAGACAACAACCCAGAATCACTGAGGTAATCCAACACCTCTGCGCCTGGATGATTAACTACATTACCAACCATGCCTCTGGGCCGTTTCTTACCGATAGTCTTGCCTGCACCCTTCCAACTAGACTTAGCTTTCTGTTGGGCTATAGTGCGCTTGCTGCCCTTGGGAATCTCAGCCTTGATTGACTTACGAAATGCACTTTTAATTGAGCCTGCTGAACGTAACTGACCTGATGTGTCTTCACCAACATTAGCTGGAACTAGACTGCACATACAGTTGGGATGACGTGGAATCAACCCTCTAGCCTCCTTCACTTTCATCACAATACCTGCTAGAGGAGCGCACAACTCACAAGGGCTGGGGTTACCCAAAGCCGTTACACCCATACCGCTGGTGGTCCACTCTACGGCCACACCAACGTCCTCAATACCTAGCTTCTCCATTGCGTCAAGCTGTCCTTCTGCATGCGCACGAATTGTTTCTGTCCTCGCCACAGCAGTAGCTTGATTCTTGTAGGCATCCAGCACATCGTTCATCTCGCGGCCCACCTCGTGCGGGCTCTTACCTTGAATGATGCCATCTGTCAAAGACCGTTGCACCTTCGTGGCTACAATATCCGTCACGCCTTTGATGTCAGTGTAGACACGGCCAGCTAATAGCTTGACCTTATCTACCGAGACTGGTTGAGCGAAGGCACTCCGTAAGAACTGTTCCTTGCTGCCACGATAGAAGTCACTTGTTGATTCATCCTGCGCGTACCCCTTAGCATATGGCTTCTTCGTGTCGTCGAAGGCTCTGCCCGCACCCTGCTTATAACCCTCTTCGATATAACCACGCCACCAGGCATCTTTGATTTGCTCTTCGAGTGTACCAAACATCTGCAACTCAACTTCGTTAGCTAACCACTTGCGAAAGGCTTCTGTCTGCTCCGCTGATGTTTGAAAAGCAAATCTAGTATTGACTGATACTGATTCTTCCAACTGATCGGCAATTATTCTAACTTGCTTAGAAGTTAGGGCAACCACCACTCTGGATCCATTGCTACCTGGCATAATTACAGAATCATATCCTGCCTTTAGTAGATTCTTCCTTGTTTGTTCATGTCCTGCCTGGCTCCAATCCCTTGAACCATATTTGGTTAGTTCTAACCACTTGCTGGGGTCACTCATTACGTCTAACGGGCGTTCGGTTTTTATAGCAACGCGAACATGAGTCAATTTACCTCGACCAGGATTAGCTTGTGAACTAGCATCCTGTATGCTAGAGCTGGTGTAGAACCCCTGACCAAACACCCCACTAGTATTTTTTGATATATCTACCCCGTGCTCGGTAATCGATTTTACTGACTCTTCTGTAGTTACATGATAAGTGATGTCTTTATTTACACTATCTTTTAGAAATTTAGAAACTTCCCCGGAAGAGATAGACCACTTACTGGATTTTGAACCACAGCTTGGGTCAACTCCACCTCCAGCTCCTGTAGCACAAAACACATTGACTGACACTGACTCCTGCTCGCGACCAGAACTAGAAAACGTCAACGTATCAAACTCTAACTCATAACCATCTAGTCCCGTAGCCATGAACAAGTACTTGCCAGCAGTACCAGGCTTGAGGTAAGCAATCGTCAAGTGGGGTTGATAGTTATGGTGAGTATCGACATGTGGCAACAACTCCAGCTTCTTGTAAGCACGATGCAAGTCCTTGCTATCAACTTCAAGCTTCAACACTTCAGCATCAGGCAACTCAAATACCGATAGCTTGCCTAACTTGACTCGCACAACACCAATATCTCTGATGACCTGTTGTACTTGAGTTAAAACATAGGGGAATTCAGTATTAGTAGTTAGGTTGAAACCGGGTTTTTTAAGGATTAGGAAGTAAATTCCGCCGTCATTGTCTCTTGCTTCGTGTAATCCATTTCCCATGTCTTTGATAGAGGTCGGAATAATCTCCGCATTTCCAAGTAATGCCTCTCCAGGCTGCATTCGATGTGGGTATGATTTACGACCCACCTTTGCGTAAGCAGAGTTTACAGACTTGTATAGTCTTTGCCACAGTTTGGTTCCTGGTATCTCTGCGGTTTGGGATTGAACTTTCGCCATTTCTGCTAGAGTTTCATTTACAGCCAGATCAAACTTAGTTGACGAGTAGGGTTCGTGCTTGTGATCTTCCCAATCCTTCCAGTAACTCTTGCTGTATTCTGTAACCCCATCATCAGAGGCAAGTTTTTCCTTTTTGCTGATGTCGCTAACCCACAGTTTCTGCATTGCCGTGTAGACAGGGTAATCCTTTTTGAATTCAGGCTTTACTTCTCCGCTGGCTTTTAACTTAGAGCTTGGCCCACCTTCTGTGGCATAAAGTCTGTGGCTTTCTATGTTTAGCTGCCTCTGCACAGTTTCCCATCTATGGTGCTGTATCTCATGGCATGTAACAGCAACTATTTGATCTGTATTTTGCCACGGAAACTCTGACCGTAGATGAACCTGGTCTGATGTTGGGTGGTAGTGTCCAGCCTCTAAGTATTCTTGTCCTCCCACTATGAATGGTTTCTGTCCAGCCTCCAATGAAATCTTACTGGCTGGAAATTTCAATACCCCAGCAATTCTAGCAGCAACTCGATAAACTAAATCTGGCGAAACTTCTTGCACACCCACTTTCTTCTCTACACTAGTTTCTCCATTACCTCCCTTACTGCATGTTGCATCTACACCCCCGCCCTTACCTGTAGCACAAAACACATTACCAACAAAATCATCGTCAGTAAACCCGTACCTAACGGTGATGTGGGGTTGCTCCTCAAACTGTAACACGTCGTCAGCGTCAATACGATCTCGAATACCTTGCAGCAACTTCAGTACAGTCTGGTCAGTGATGTTGGCTTGAACTGAGGCATAAGACGCTTCTGCATTGCCAACCATTGGATTGTGGCTGCGAGGCTTGAGGCCGAAAGCATCCTCTTCAACAACGAGATTCCAAATTGACTTCTTGAGATTGTTGAGACGACGTAGTATTTCAGCTTGGAATCTACGACGTAGCCCGACCGTGCGCGTGGGGTCACGTCGTAATACGTTAGGCAAATCGCCGTTTGACTTGGCGTTAACAGAGATTGAAGCCAGCTTTGGCTTATTGAAGACAACGATGGTGTCAGTTGGTGACATTAGATGCTCTGAAACAGCAATGCCTTCATAGCCCCTACTTGTATAGTAATCGGTGATTGCCGAGGCCATTTCCTTCGTGGAGGAGAAAGGCCGATTTTCATTTGCCTTTCGAACAGGGACTATCACCTCATCATAATCCTTAGCCACAAATAGATTTTTCAAGTCTACATGAAATGCCTTGACAGAAGCTTGCACTGGAGCAGCATAGGCATCAGCTACTTGTTTCTCGCTTGAGAAATAAAACCCACTGCCAAAGGTCCCACTGGTATCTTTTCTTAAGTCTCCCCCACGATAAACAACCCCACTATAGCTGCCTCTACCGTTCGTAATTGTGAATCCACTATTACTACATCCCGGCCCAGTGTACTGATTACAACCCCTTGGATTTTCATTACTGGTCAGGGCCACATCAGCAACACAAGAACAAGACTGGCTATGTGTATGTCCCATTATGAATCCTCATTACCAAGCTCAACTATTTCAGAAGACACAACGGTGACTGTCTGTTGGTCAGTTTCCAATGCAGAGTTGGGGAGTTTAATTAGAGCAAGACCATTTGACCGGTCTAGGATTTCTACTTTGACTAACCCCCCATCCGAAGACACAATTGAATCACTTGCGGAGACTCTAGGGAATACCACATCTTTCATTGGAACAAAAGTAGAAAGTCTTCCGCCTTGAGAGTCAGTGACCCTAATGGCACACTCATTAGTGAATTGACCTGGGCTGACCCTACACTTCAACCAAGCCATTACTGCATTGTCTGTCTGTGGGGTCATGACCAAGTGTCCAGTCGAATGCACCTTAACTACACTAAGCAGTTTGTTGGCTCTGCGGTTGATGCGTGCCGCAATTTGCTTACTCTCACAACCCCACTCCGGTAAGCTATCAATCAGTTCAGCCATGTCTCGCAGTAGTTTGCCTAGCTGGCGTACAGCCTCTGTTTCCTCAAGAATGACTTTCACTTCAATGATGGATTCCGAATTAGCCATGTCAATTATCATTAGCCCCCTTGGGTTTGGGCCTTGGGTGTTCTCGAATCACCATTGGTACTTGTACTGGAGTAGGTGAAGCTCTGTTGCGCCTTCGGTATTCATTGACACTCCAAGTTGATCGCACTTCACGCATTCTACTCTCAACTTCTTCTGGTGAAGGAATCCACTTCTTCTTATGCTTCTTCGCAACTCTAACCCCCAGTATCTTCAATGATCGGTGAACGCTATTCCTACTGATACTCAACTGTCTGGCAATTTCTGATAGACTGAATTTGAGTTGGTACAACGTCAATACTGAGGCTTGAACTCTAGGGTCTGAAGCAATGATTTCAGAAGACACGATAACAACTCCAGCGGTTAATGAACTTCATTTGGACTTAGCCTTACGCCCCTTAGCCTGACTAGACTTAGGCTTGCTAATGGCCTTCTTACGGGCCTTACTTGAATTGCTGACCTTAGCCTTGTTGGTTACTGGCAATTGATTGGTGGTCGATTCCTCGTCCTCTTCTGGTACTTCATCGACTGCCTCTTCATCCACATCTGTTTCAGATTCAGTCTCTTCTTCAGTTGGTGCTGCCGGATTTGGGTTACCTGGAATGTTCTGTGGTGGTTGTGTTGCTTTCTTCAACTCTTCCTTGGAGATAATCGCCTCAGCTTTGGCTGCATCAACCTTGAAGAAGAGCATGATCTGTTGCTTGAGCGTTTCGCGGGACATACCGCCAGCAGAGTACAGCTTGAATAGCTCAATCATACCGGTCATGCCACTAGCCATCGAGAGTAGCGGACTGCCACCAGAGTCTTCTTCCTTGATTCTGCGTTCGACAGCTTCAATAACAGCCTGGGCTTCCTCAATACCCATGTTGAGGATACGGGTAAAGAAGTCAGCCAAGGACATAGCTGATTCGCTGCCACTCTGTACGAATTGGGCTAGAGCACCAGTGCGCTTCACGGCAATTTCGGCTTGGTCCATATCACTCAAGGATTCCAAGTCAGGCCATATCGTGCTGTAGCCCTTGGGTTCTGGCAACACACCCATCATAATCAGTCGGTTAATCGTGGGGCAGATAATCCTAGGTGTATTGCGGCGGGTCTGTTGCTGCCTTAGACGATCATTCCACGCTGAGTCGTCTTGGCTACTGGCTAGTTCTCCTCGCTCACTGCCCATGAATACCCGTACTGGGCAAGCTTTGCGAATGCAGATGCGGTCTAGCTGAACCTTGATTTGTGCAGTAGGGTCAACAACCGTAGGTGATAACGTCTTGGCTGTCATACCCATCAAGCCTAAGTAGCGTTGCAGCCCATTGAAGTACTGCTCCATCTGGGTACGAATAGCCCCACGATTGACCTTTACATCACCGCCTAGTTGTGGTTGAGTCTCAATAGAGATGCCTGGGAAAGCCCCTTTCCAATACATCTCAGCACTACCGCCAGCTACCTTACGAATATCCAACACTGGGTACAACACACTTTGCAACCGCGGTATACCAAGCACATCACTAGAACCTTCACCGCTCGACAGATGAATCACTCTAGTCCAATGTACCAAGAAGGAACCAGAGGGTGGCGTAGAAGAAGAGGTAATCGCACTATCGGGATTCCACAACGTCACGGCATATTGAATCGGTTGCCCGTAACGTAAGCTTACTGGATCGGTATCCCACTGCTGGACTGTTACTTGGGATTCATCAAACGACCGTAGGTAAAGCAGCTTCGTGCCCTTCTTGGCTATCGGAGCTTTGGCCTTGAGCATTGCCTGCTCGACACCATCCGCAGGTTCATGCAATGGCTTACCATCGTCAATACCAATCAATAAAATACCGAAGTGTCCAATACCACAGTCAATGTCAGCGCGTATCAGCCATTCCCAAATGGCGTTGCCTTCTTCATCTTGATACCAACTACGCCCGCGTATGTCTTTACCAATGTCTTTCCAGGCTATTTCAAAGTCTGTTTCAACATCTGGGTCTTCATCCTCATAAATGCTGGGCGTTACCTGCCATGATTCCAATGGCATCAATTCAATCACACGACCACCAATAGGATCACCATCGTACAAATCCTTGTAGTGTTGTGCAGTAACCGTTCTAAGGTCAGGGTAACCACACTCATCCTCAATCTTTCTACGTGGATCGAAGTAGCGACTGATCAGTTGCTGTCGCTGCATCATCACATTGTCAACAATCTCACGAAACTCCCGCAGGGCTGACAGGCTACTTTCTCCCTTACCATTGCCTTCGTTGGCTACTGGTGTAAACGATTTGCCATTTTGGGATTTGTCTTTTGCCACAATCTATCCCCTATGTTGTATGTTGTGCTCCCTATCTATCGGCATTATACCGGTTTGCCCCCTATAGGCTACCCCGTAAGCGTTACCCATCCCCAAACAAGCCCGTAAAGGCCCCTAGCATGCCCCAGGTTACGTTGCTAAGCCCTAGGCTAGTAACCCCAGCTTACCCTGTTGTCCTGCCCCTAGGCGAGGCTAGCGTAACGTAGCCAGCCTGCCCCGGCTTGTACACCACCGTTAACTCACTGGGGGTAAATCCCATTGCAAGCAACGGTTTAGCCTCCTCTTCTATGCGTTGGGCTTCTGCTCTTGCAGCTTTTGCTACTTGCTGAGCTAACCACTGGCTTATGTCAGTCATCTGATTCTCTATCATCTAGATTAGGTGATGCTAAGCTCGAACCCATGCCTACTCGTCTGCGTTTTCTTACACTCCTGATTGGATGAAAGCAATTCTACAGAACTCAAATCACGAAAGTAAAGAACGCAATTGTGAATGAACATCCTTTCATCGCAATCATAAGCCATAGGATTCCAGTCTAATCCACTCAAAATGCCCTGCACTGCCCTAAGCAGAAGTGCTAGCCTACCAACTTGGACTTTTGGAAATCCCCAAGGGCACAGCAGAACAACTGAGGTTATTGACAGTGAAGCAAAGAACTGTGGAAGGTGGGCTGAAGCCAAACCTACAATCAACAATTGCTTGCTTAGACTACTGTCTAACGGGTTTGGTAGGATTGGGTTTGGAAGTCCCCACACGTAACTGAATTTATTCATGATATTCTGCTAGCTTTGTAATCGACCTATGTCTCGCATGAAGCTACGCCAAGCGCTGTTGCCCTTGTAGTCGTAACCACCGTTATCTAACCTGCGTTGCTCTGCTTCCCTCTCTTCTTGTTCCTGTAGGAAGTCCAACATTGTCTGTTCGTAAGGTGTCAAATCCTCTTTGTCTTCCAAGGAAACTTCTTGTGTTACAGTTGGCCCGTTATACTGATCACGGAAGTTACAGTGAGGGCACGTCAGTTGATCACCTGGCTTTGTCTTGGTGTCTAACTCAAACACACCACCACATTCAGGGCAGGATAGGTTCATGGGAGTTGCCTGTAATCTGTAATAACCAGCCAAACTACAATGACCATGAGAGCAAAGTCAAGTAATGATAGATTGTACATTAACCAATCCTCCAATCCCTACTCAACCAATAGCCAATAGCAAAGGGTACAACTCCTACACCTATTCCGGCATCTATAAATACCAACCATTCCATCAGTCAATGCCCCCTAACTTCTTCCACAGGGCATAGAGCACTTCACAGTCAGCGACTGAAGTATGCGTTGGGAACGCCTTGTTACGATGCCTAGCTCTAGCTAAGTCCAAGTGCTGCCTTGCTACCTCTACATCAGTGATTGAATCATATCGGCCATGAGCATCCTGAGTTGCCCTTTGATAAGCCTGTTCATGTTGTGAAACTTTGTCCATAGGTAAACCCCTAACTGTTGAATTAGATTGCGGTTGCCTCGAAGGTTGAACTGCGTCGTACCAAACGGAATATAGACATCACGAAAGCATCAGCCTCGTCTGGTGAACACCCAATGAGTTGAACTAGAGTCTTCTTGTTTCTATCCTTTTCATTGGTCTTACCCTTGGGGCGCACAGAAATCTTCCCTTCATCATCTGTGTCAATAGGGATCTTCGACAATTGACCACGTAAGGAAGGCCCACCATCAGTGCGTGGTCTGTTGACAATACTGGAGGGCAAGGCAAACCTAGCCTCCTTCGTTTCTCCATCACCCTTGGGCTCGATTATCTGCCTAGCAGCCCAGTACATTTCTGCCCGACGATTTTTGAAAGCCATCTTATGCTCAACTTGCCTTATGCGCTCCTGACCAGGCACGTACTCCTTGTATGCCTTTTTCTCTGGCGTAGCGGCTTCACCAAACGACACTGTGCCCACATTATATCCTTGAGTGCGTAACCTATCAGCATGTTCTTGGCCGCCTCCACCACGATCAAACAACACATCTTCTGGCGCAATACCATACTGATTCATAATTCCCAAAGTCATCTTAGGAATGACTGAGGTGTCTGGCGTCTTACGAGAGATGAGGGCAACCAAGCCACTCAAACAAGTAACAGCCCAGCAGGTGTTATCTCCACCTTGGGCTGTATCAATCCCCAACGTCTTACGTTGGCCAGTCACGTTGACGAAACCAGCTTTGGCTAGATTCTCACATAGGTTGAGCCATACAGGTGGGAATAGCAGCAGGTCAGCACCTTCCCAGAACCTACCATCCAGGCTTATGCACTGCCTTACCTCATCCCACAGTTGTCTACGCTTGCAGTAGTCACTGTAGGTAATCACCCCACCTAACAATATGCGATTGCTAGGCTTCCTACCCTCACGGATTTCCTTCTGCGCCCAACGTACATTAGGGCTATCTTCAGCACTGATCTGTATGACTTTGCGGTAGTATCTAGGCATTCTACTTCACATTGCCTTGAGTACGAATTGGCAAACCATAAGCATGTTGTAATCGTAGCTTACGCCCCTTGAATGCTCTCTGCAACTGTAGTCTTTCATGTGCCTCTCGTTGAGCGGGCGTCAGTTGATGCAATTCAACCTTTGGGTTGTTGGCAATTGTTACGTCCGTAGACCCCACTTCTACAGATTCAGGTAGTGTTGATTCGCCCATTTTCAACATGATGTTAATTGGAACTGGAATTGACATAGTATTTCCTTGCATTAGTCACCCCACTATGTTGCCTTATACGAATAGACAACTTGAAACCTCAATTCCTGCACAAGCATTAACCCAGGTATTGAATCCTTGCCACCACGGTATCTGCTTCCCTGCCCATTTATCCATTCGGTAGTTATCCCAACGGCCCCAGGAGCTAGACTTGCATTCCACTTGGGGTGCCCAAAATATGATAGTGCACCAAGCGTCAACCAAGGGATTGTTGACTATAAATCCCCAAGTGACAATCCTCTCAACAAACTCTATGAATTCTGACTTCTGCATGGCTTACCCTAAGATTGATAAATGACTACGATGCTAGGATATCACCACCCTTGACGGCATTGAAGAAGAAGTTGGAACATGGGAAGGGGTTACCAATACTGAGCTTACGTTTAGCCCAAGTATCAGCACGCTCATAGCTAAGGTCATCGACACCGCTGGCCTCATCTGCTACGAATAGGGTTCTGGGCGTACCGTCCTGGGGGATTTGAATGCTGCAACACTCTGGAAAATTACAGTGGTGTCCTAGCATACCCTCACCCTTGGCTGCTACACGACCAATGATGTAGCTAGTAGCACACAATTCACCAGCAATGACACGGCGGATGTGCATATGGTTTATCAGCAGGGGACCACCGTGGGCTGAGTCAAGTGGATACTTGGAGTTTTGTATGAAGCGACGTATCTCACCCCACAACACACCTTCCAACTGTAGATGATCAACACTGGTGGTAACGATACGGCAGGGATGTCTGGTTAGGAAGAAAGCCAGCACGATAAAGGCTGACACAAAGTCCTTGCCTAATTCATTGCCAGCCACTACTACCGTCTCATCGTTGTTCCAAACAGAGTCGATAATCTCAATCTGCTTATTGTAGAACTTGATGTTAGGCCAGTAATGTCTAGCCAATATCAAGGGGTCTAATCGTGATAGCCTACCCATAGTCTTCCTTGTAACTAACAACAATGGAATGAGTGATTAGCTAGTAGCGACTTGATCCTCTTCTACTTCATTCGGTTCAACAGATACAATACCTAGGTTTCTATTTCTAGCTAACCGTTCATCATTAAGTTTGCGTATTTGACAAGCCAAGCAAGGCATCTTTACTCTAGCTCGACAACCACCACACCACTGATAGGCCGCTTTAGCGTGAGGGTAATGGATCGAGAACTCTTGGTCATCTGATGAATCACTAGCTGGGCGGGTGTATCGGTGATTGCCATTCTTCACATCGTAAACTGTACCCTTAGAGATATTCAACTGCTGAGCAATGTTTGGAATTGGGGTGTCTTCATTCAACATACCCATTATCTGGTTTACCTCTTCCTTACTGAGCATCACTCTTCTCCTCTTCTAGCTTAGGCAACAATTCAGCTTCGATTTCATCTGGTGGTCTATCTTCCTTAGCCAGCTTATCAAAGTCTAGTCCTGGATGTACCGTCACGTCGTGCTTCTCTGGAGCATACATCCCCATATGCTTCAAAGCCATGTTGATGGCGTCAGACTTAGGGACTAGACGTAACCTAGTGCGTACAATCTCATTACCATCTTGATCGTAGCTAACCGTCTGGTCAATACCATCAATTGTATTCTGTGCTCTCTTAGTCAATCGTTGTACGTCAGTAATTATACGCCCATTCTCATCACAGAAGTCTGCCGCACTTCGAGTTGCGCAGTAATACAATTGTAGCAACACTTCTTCCCTAGTGAGTTGACAACGCTCCAAATCCTCTTTCTGAAACTGCTTAATCACACGAGCAATGTCAGGCCTCTTCATTAACTGACAGCCCTTCACTCCTGCTGTCTTCTTGCTATATCCCGCTGCTATTGCGGCTCTAGTTGAATTGAAATCCACTAAATACTCAGCAACAAACAGCAAACTCTTTTCATTCAACTCCTTCTCACCAGTCACTGAAACATGCTTCATCTGTTTTGCAATCTTCATTTCGTCAATCTTAGTCAACTTCCTTGTTGGATTGATTTTCTCAGAGTGACTCAACTCCCTCTTCTTTCCCATTTCATCAACTACCTTCTATTAACCACGGATACCTATTAGCCTCAACCAACACAAATCAAGTCAACTTTAACTCACACTTCAGAAGAATCCAACTCACCAGACTTAGTGAAACTTACCTCAACCCAGTGCCTACACCTAGGGCAAGTTTCAGCCACATCGTAAATCCTAACGACAGGAAACTGCAACTTCATCTTACCCAACAAGTCCAATGCCTGCTTTGATAAGTCAGTATCAAATTCATAACCACACCATGGGCAATTAACCCAATCCTCATCTTCGTGTAACTTCTTTGACCCATTAACTAGTAACGCAACCCAACCAAACATAAACCACAACACCCACATATCAACCCCCTATTCATTTTTAGCCTCTACCAAAGTCGAATCATGCGTAACAGTCACTTGCTGCTCATAGGCTGCCTTCAGTTTTGCAATCTGGCAATCATCCTTATGCTCGTACGGATGCCGCCTACACCATGGGCACACAACCAGTCCAAATTGTTCGGAACCAACACGCCCACCCCACTCAACAACACTAAGAAAGTCCGCCACGGCTTTTTCGAGACCTATGTTTTACCCCCATTGACAACCTAATTTCTACTCACTACACCTAACAGCCTTATACGGAACAATGGGAACCCCAGTTTCCCACGGAAGATACCGGCCATACCCTGAAGAAATATCCACTAACAGAACCATGCCTTTGGGACTTTCTGAGGGACTAGACACCACGATGTAGATGGTGTTATCATAGACAATCGTGCTGCCAAACTCAACATCCTTTATCTTCCTAACCTCCGGTGACCCATTTTCAATCTGCATTTTCATTTCTCCCAAGATTTAGAAAGGTGTTTCTTCACCCCTACCCTGTAACTCCCAACCCTGCCTATCAGAATCCTCGCAAGTCATCAGCCTCAAGTTGTCAACAGCATCATTCGTGCAGTCCTCGTCTATGTGGTCTATCACGAATCCTTCTGGCACAACCTTCCTGTGGTGCCACATCCACACCAGCTTGTTACGGTAGATCGTCCTAGACCTAGATCCTTCTCTGCCTTCGGCTCCGAATCTCAAGTTGGCCTTCATTCGCCTTGCATCCCCGTTGGGCTTGAACACGATGGACACATATTTGTGGCTGGAGCAATTCCACTTCAACAAAGTCTTGCCATCCCGGCTGAATATCAACAATGCCAGATTCATCAACCTGAGTATCTCTTCATCCGTGACCTCGGGGGTATGATTTCTGGCATAGGTCATTTGCTTGTTGCGTCTCCCTTCGGCAGCGTGGCCAAAACGTCATCGAACGAGAGGTGATACACTGGCTCACTGGCCTCATTGCACGTGTTCAAAAATCCCCAATGGACTTCGCTTGCACTGCCCCAAAAATAATAGCCCGACTTCTCGACTCGCCTGATCTTCCTCCACGGCACCGCCTTCTGCCGCGAGAGGCGGTCGATGATTGTACGCAATGTTCCGACGATCGCGCTGTATCCGAAGCGCAAGAGACCGTCCAGCGCGCCATCGAGATCCTTTTGCTCTTCCTCGCTCAGCCCGCTCGGCTGCGACGTCATCTCCTTGGCCAATTTGTGACCGCAGGCGTGACAGAGCCCATCTCCAACCGCACGAGCGGAAAAGATCAGGGATTTTCCACACTGTTTGCACGATGCATCCGTCACCTGCACCCGCGCGATGCTGTACGGCGTTGACAAGTCGGGGACGACGCGAACGACGTGCCTTCCGCCGTCCAGAACGGCTTCAACTTTCATCGCGGGCGCGACCACCTGGGCCGCGGCTTC